CCTACAATAGCAATTGATACAGCAGGCGTCAATGTCTATGACGCCTGCTGCGGTATTTTCAACCTTACATGTTAGGGATAAGGTCGGTATACTTCTTAGTAAACTCGACCCAATGCTTCAGCTTGGGTGCATTGATCGGCAGCTTATACAAGCCCAACACAGTCTTAGCACCCATCACTGCCAACTCATCTTCGAAGTTGTCCATGATGAACCTGAAGAACCGATCCACTTGTTCATGGAACTCGGTGTGCGCCTTGGGATTGGTTTTCACATCCTTGCTGGCGTCTTGCAGTTCATAGCACAGCGCAGTGGTCAGCGCATACATGATATCAATCTGCTTGCTGTTTAGCTTGGTAACCTTGCCGCTCAAGATGTCCTTAGCAGCCGGCAGGTTTGCAGCCTGCTTGCGATACGTCATAAACTTGACGCCCGGTCCTTCACCAACCGTACCTTTGATCAAGTCGCCCAACACTTCCATGGGCAGGTCCACATCGACCAAGTTACCCATGTCGTCGGGCTCTTGCAGCAGTTCGCTTGCAAAGTACCACGAACGCGGAGTTGCAAACGCATAGCTGTCTGCGCTGGGCTTGTCTGCCATCAAGTCGTTGGGTTGGAAGCTCAAGTAACCCACAATGTCCTTGTGGACACGATTCATAACAGCCCATTCCTGCCAATCGTCAAAGCTGGTTTGCAGCGTCAAGTGTGAGAAACGGTTTGCCAACGGCATAGGCATGTTATAAGCAACACCCTTGTCCTTAACGCGGTTACCGGCAGCAAGGATAACAACATCCTTGGGCAATTGATAAGTGCCAATGCGGCGGTTAAGAATGATCTGATAGGTAGCAGCCTGTACGCTGGGCGGGGCCGCGCTCATCTCGTCGAAGAACACCAGTGCGTTGCTCATGGGATCAGTGGGCAAGTCCGACGGAGTGGACCAACGGAATACTTTGTCAGTCAACGGCACACCAGTTTCGTCGCGTACCAACACACCATCCTTATCGAACACTTTGACATCTGCCAAGTAAGGAATACCGCGCATGTCAGTGGGTTCCATCAGCGGCAAACGAATATCAATCAGCGGACGACCTTGTTCGCGTGCAACTTCGGCAACAATGTCCGATTTACCAATGCCCGGAGGTCCCCAAATAAACAGCGGACGCTTACGGTTCAAGCTGTGACGAATTGCCAATTTAAGGCGTGCGGGAGTAACGCTAGCTGATTCCAGCATGCGATTCTTAGTTGCGGAAGTTGCAGTAGCCATTTTGTAGTCTCCGTGTGTTGTTGTTTCGATAATTCACAATAGCAGATTATTTCGTGCTGTCAACTGCTTTTTTCTGTTTCAGTTGCAACAATTCAGTATCGATCCACTGCGCACAAAATGCTTCAGTGAAGTCGGCATTGGGGTTTGGGCCAAATCCAAAACGCTGTTTATAGCTGGCAGCGAATTCATTCCACAGTTGTACATTGGAAGTGTAGCAGGGTTCGTTGCCGGGTATATCAGTTGTCATTTATGCAGCCATCAACTGTTTGAGTTTTTCTTCGGCACGCCACAGTTCGTCACAAGCCATTTTGTAAAGGCTATAGCTGCCGCCCTGCTTTGCTTCCTCTAGCAGAGTGCGGCACAGTGCGTTACTACGTTCTACTGCTGCGTTTGCACGTTTGAGTTTTGCTGCGGCTGCTTTAGCTGCTTTAGCTGCTGCTTGGTCCATTGTGTGCGCTCCCTTGTTACAACTCTACTATATCATAGTCTGTACAACAAGGTCAAGCTAGTTTTTGAAGTTTATGTATTGTTGTGCGCTACCGTTGCACATTTGCAACTCAAAGTGTATAGCAGAGTCAAACACTGTTATTGTAGAGTCTTTCCATCCCCACGCCCACGGACCTAGCACAGCGTTGTCCATGTTTAATAATACTCTGCCTGTCATAATTTTGTTGTCTTCGTGTGTGCTGGTATAGTGAGTGTATTTGCCAGTAAGCACTGTGAGCCCACGTTTTGTTAGTCGCCATCCTTGGTTAACAAACAACTGTTGTCGTAGCAGTGTCAACTGTTGGTAAGTGGGGTCTTGTTCTTCGTCGGGAAGATGTACAGGGCGAGAATCACTCACCCCATATCGTTTTATCCAATCCATTGGATCGGTAGTGGGTATCCAATCTGTGCGGCTATTCTTCATCGATCTGCTGGCCTGCAACCAACAGTACTACACTGAACTTGTCAGTTTTAAACATTGTATTCAACTTTGTACACAAGTTGAACGCATGTCCAGGATTACTAAAACTTACCTTGCGGTATTTTGGACCTGGATAGCTTACAAGACTGTTCAAGGTTCTGAGGTTAATAGGTTTATTGTCAAGGAAGACAGCGTAAATGCCAGATGCTTCCAAAACTTCTTCTGCACGATATGTAGCAGGGTCGGTATACGACAGTAGTATGGTCGGTTTAGGTCTAGACATCGTGCCTCCTGATGCTGCACGATATTTATCAACCTACCAGTTCAAAACCCGCCGCCGTCCTGCTGCACTTCGGCATTCAATATCTGCGATTGCAAACTAATTATCTGTTCTGCCATCTCCAACTCTCTGGCCAACAGTATACCTATGGCAGCACCAAGTTGTTCTGCTTCCTGTATAGTCAGTCGTATTTCTTTGCTTTGTGCACCTTTTGCCACACGACACTTGTCTAGAAAACTACGCAGTTGTGGTTTTTCATCGTTCATAGTTTACTAACCCTTTTCTTTTGTGACATTGCATTTTGCATTTCCAGTTTGTTACGATATGGGCCAATGTATGTGTTGTCTTCGAGAGTTTGAAGTCTAGGGCAATAACTTGCTGTCCACCCATGACCAAACTCCAATGCATAGTATCCTGCTGCAAATCTAGCTTTGCTGTTGGCGGCTCGTGCATATGTCACAATGTCGCCTTCTACAATATCAAATGCAGCTTTGTGTTTGATAGGATATCCGTTGACTTGTCCAATTTCGTCGCCGTCGTCGTTGTCAGCTTCGCGCGATTCAACAGTTATGTCGCCGCCGAGATACTCGCCTAGCTCATCTGCACTGGCAAACAGTTTCTTTTCTATTTGCCCTATAACTTTGATGCCTTCTGCTGTTGCCACTACCAATGCAGTTTTTGTACCATCCTTAGACAGTATCCAACTGGTTTCTGTAAGATCTTTAAGTTGCCAAGTTATCATTGTGTTTCCGTTTTGAGTTTGCCGTCATATAGTGAACTCAGCGTTGCAGAAAATTCAGACACTTGTTTTTCAATTCGCACCAATCCGTGCATATTGCAAAACTTCATGAGGTTAAGGCCGATTTGCTTACGAGGTTCTCTATTTGTACAGTCTACTATCACACGGTCGAACTTTTCAATAAGATCCATAGGCTGTTGTGTAAGGTCGATTAATTGACGGTTTCGCTCGTAATCGTCTCGCACCCTGTGTTCAACATTCTCGTGATCTAACCACTTGCTAAGCATGAGATTATTCCACACATATCCCTTGTTATGACGATCTTCAAACGCTGCATGCAGCTTTGTTTTACGCACACCTGGATATGCACTCATCACGTTATCACTGTCGTCGCCACGCATACACTTTTCAAACAGCAACCATTCGGGATCAGGGATAGATAAATCCACACCTTGCTTGTTCTTGGCAATGTTGCCGTCTTTATCAAAAATGCCTTTGTGTGTGTACAGCAAACTGGCAATACCATTGTAGATTACAACGTTCTTGGCAATCAACTGTTGGAAGTCACTGTCACTGCTGATAATCACATGTTGATCATCTGGATGCAGCGCAATCCATCGTGCAATCATGTCATCTGCTTCTGCATTGGGATGACGCAACACTGTGCAGTTTGTTTTGTTAGTTATGAAGTCAATGAAGTTGTCCATGCTCTCAAAGAACACAGCATCTTCTTCTACTTCTCGTTCAGTACGTTTGCTAGCTGCAATCTTTCTATTGGCCTTGTAAGGTGTATAAAAGTCTTTGCGCCAACTGCGGCCTTCAAGACAAAATACAGTATGACTTCCACTAAAGTCATTCCATACTTTTTTAATGCTGTTGAAGATGATATGCAATGCCATACCAATCTGTTGATCAATGTCAGGTGCTCGAATACCGTGCCTGACTCTCATAAACAAATTCTGTGTGTCAATCACTATGTAAGTTGCCATGACTTTATCCTTGCTATACTACTTTATACTGTAGCACATCAGACGCAACTCTGCAACTGTTATATGCTATCAGTTTTGTACCAATACCAGCACTCGTTGGGAGCATGCCTCAGCAGGTTCATATTCCATCCGCGATTCCGGTACCAGCTTGTAACAGCAAAGTTAACACTGAACAAGTGGCTATCGTGACCTGCTATCAATCCGCCAACACGTACCTTGGGATACCAGCTATCTAAATCCATTAGTACTTGTTTGATACTATGCCCACCATCTATGAACACAAAGTCGTATGCATCGTCGTCTATCTTTTCTGCGGCGATTTGGCTATTTTCTTTAATGAGATTAAATCTATCTCCCATCAACACCATGTTCTTAGTGAGAATACGATAATTTGAATCTTGTTCGTCTTTGGTAATAGGCCTGTCCCAATCCACATATGGTTGGTAATGGTCTACACCCAATAGTGTGTCTATATTTTGGCATTCTGTTAGCATATACCAACTGTTCATACCGCGGTTTACACCTACCTCTATGCCTTTTGCAGGATATGGTAATGACTGTAACTCGTTGATAATGCCCCGAGAGGCCTGCTGTCTATATATGGCAGGCCAGTCGGGGCTATCTAATAATGATGTTATTGTTCTATCGTTCACACAGTATTTATAACTGAGGTTTTTGCCAAAGCCAACTTGTTACGTCGCCGTAATAAGAATCTGGCATAGAAGATGGTATTTCCATATGGTCGGGTATAAGTTCGTCACATGCTTGTTTTACACCAGGGTGTTGTGGGTGATTATAGTCATGCCCTCCAATCCATCCACCTGGCTTTAATTTTGGTAACCAAGAATTTATGTCGTCTATTACTGCTTCATATCGTGGTTGCCGTCTAGCCATACAAAGTATACACTGCTATCTTCATATTCAACGGCTGCTTCTACACTAGGCACACCTTTGTGGGTGTAATGCTCTGCTAATTTTGACAAGTTGGTATGCACAGTTTCTTGGTACATTGGATCTATACAATCCAGATGTATATCTTTACCACTGTTGATAATTTCCACCAACATAAATGCTGCACTTCTGCCATAATATGAACCAACTTCTACAAAAGTTGAGCCGTTAGGTGCAGATTCGACCATCTGCAAATATATGTTGCTGTAGTCGAACCAGCCTTCTATTGACTCGTAAAAATGTTCCATGCAGTATTTACTTTAGCTGTGTTCCACTTTGCCGTCGCCCCTGCGAACTTTGCGCACATTGCTGACAAATTCCGGATCAACAGGTGCCATCTCGCTCAATATGCTGGTACATACATCGTTCAGCCATTTGTTAATGACTTCTTCGTCAATACCAACATAGCCATTTTCTCGCAGATATTCTACAAAAGGTTGATTGTAATCCAATTCAAAATAGGTCTTGCTTGGATCGACTGGATCCCAACTGATCTTTGGCATTGCCATATAGGGTTCACCCAACAGGTCCGCACGTTTGCGATCGAAATCCTGTTGACTGATACGATCATACTTTAGATCTATATCAAGTTTGGTTAAGCCTGCTGCATTTTCATTGCCTGCATGCTCAAGTTCTGACAACAGCACATCGGCAGTATATTGATCAATGCGATGGTATTGTCGATTTATCAAGATTTTATGTTTGTCAAACTGAGCATTATCTGTGCCGTGTTCAATTTCTGCTAGCTTGATGTCTAGCTCGTAGCCAGATAGATAATATTCTGCTTCGGCTATCTGACGAGATTTGCCTTTCAAACCCCAACTGGCTGGTAGCAAGTTAAATGGTATTTTCATTTTGTTTCCTTATGCGAGTGAAGCATACAAATGTATCTGTATGTTCAAAGTGAATCCGTGCTTAACGCAATATGCAGCAGCATATTCGTGATTGATTTGGTTGGCTGACATGTTCAACAACCCAGGTGTCCAAAACGACACAACTTCATCAATAGTGCTGCGTTCTGCCATAGTAGTAGTGTTGGAAGTCAGTCGCAGCTTTTTAGATGCAAGCGGTACTTCGTTATATACGTTCATGGGACTTACAAATATCTCACGGCCAGTCTCGGCTTGCCATTCATGCGCCCATTCCGGAACTTCTGCGTATGGCGAACCTTCTGTGGCTTCCATAACAAACTTCAAACAGTTTGCACGTTTTAGTATCTCTGGGCGTGGCTTCAAGTAACGCACTGCAACTTTGTCTTTTTCCAAACACTTGGGCGAACATACCAACACTGTTGAATCAGGAATGGCTGTATTTTGTGTGCCGTTGGATTCGATTTGGCTCTTGATAAAGATATGCCCCATGTGTTCCAAGAACGGACCTAGGTTATCTTGCAGCATGGGTTCGCCGCCGGTGATTACCAATACCATACGCTTTTTAATGTCTATAACAGCAGTATCGTCTTCAAAGCTAGTGTGAACACCCTGTGCATGTCTAGTCCATGCGGGACGTTCCATGCGCTTGTCTGCATAGAACTGTGTAATAGTTTCTTCTACACGATCTTCAATCTGATCAAAAGTCAGCCAATCGCCATCATCAAAAAATGTATCGCAGTTATGAACAATTTTACCATTTGCAATATATGTATGAAAGTTGTCTACTTCAAAATTATAAACATCTGTATCTGCATTTTTCGAGCCTGCAAATCTTGTCCACGCAGATCCAGACCCTTTTTCTACGAATTCAATTGAATTAACTACCTCACCATTGTTGA